ATTGTTAAGAGAGATCAAAACATTTATTGCTAGGGGTAGCAGTTTTAGTGCAAAAGAAGGCGAAACTGATGATCTGGTAATGGCATGTGTATTGGTAGTACGCATAGCACAACAAGTGGCACAATATGATGAAAATGCATATGATGAACTAAAGGATAGTTTCTCAGATGAAGAGGCAGTTGACCCCATGCCATTTGTGTTTCTAACATAAATACATTAAAGGAACTTTAGTATGATTACAAGTGACAAAATTGCACAAGATGTTTTTAATATTCTTAAAGGCAACGGATATGACCTAAAGATTTTCACTGACGAAGGTGAAAGTACTGTAGATCCACAATCTGCTAGACGTTTCTATATTGCAAAACTAGGAAGTATGGTTAACTTAGATGAAACAGATAGTAAAAGAGAAATTCGTGTAAGTGTTAATCAAAATACAGATATCAAAGAATTTAAAGATACACTAGCATTATTAAAAAATCTAGCTAATCGTAATGTTATTGAATACACACTTAAAAGTTTTACAAAGGCAATAGAACCAAAAGACCAAGATTACCAAGCACAGAAAGTAAGAGACATGAAACAAGATGTATCAGAAGGCATTAGCGCCGCATATGGTAGTAGCAAGAGCAGTTACCAGCAGTTAGAGAATTCTAAACTAATAATTAAACATACAAAACCAGTTAACGAAGAATCACGTGGTAGTAGAAGTAGAAATATTAGTGCTATCTATATTGAAAGTGCAGATGGCGAACGTTATAGAATGGAAACTAATAATTTAGCAGGCGGTAGAGCAATGCTAAGACACGTTAAAGAAGGTGGCAATCCATATGATGAATTCGGTAGACATATTAGTGAGCAGTGTGTAGAACTTAAGAAATTAAAAGAATTTAAAAAGTACAGTCTTCGTAATGGCTTGGTAAACGAAGATACTACTGATATTGTAGAAGCAGTGGGTAATAGAATTAATAGTTTAAGAGAAGGCATTAACAAGCTAAAAGGTTGTAAATGCTATCATGAAACAAAAGAGAAGTTTGAATCAAAAGAAGTTAAAATTAACGAAACAGATAGAAACAAACTTCGTAACCAGTTTACAGTACGCACATTTGATGAAAGTTTAGATGAAGCGTTACCGTATGTAAATGCATTAGTCAAAGAGATGAAATCACTCAAAGAGGCTGATGACTTTGCAAAAGAGACCATGGATAGTCTTGTAGATACTATAGCTAAAATGGATACAGTATCACTACGCAAGGGTATCAATGTAAAATCTGATCCTGAGAATCCAATGAACTTGAGCAGTTTTGGAAACATGCCTAAGGAAAATCAAATTGCAGTAGTTATGGAATACTTAGGTAACTCCATTGACTTTGCAAAAAAAGGTGAGGGTCAGTTAAGTCAGTTGCTGACTAGAATGAGCGATCTAATGATGGAACGTGTCAAAGACAAAGCCGTTATGATGTCAGGAGTACAAGCAATTAACTCCCTATTCAAAAAGCTCACAGCTACAGCAAGTGAAAATACAGATGTTAATGAAGACTGGGAGGAAACATTCGAAAGTAATTTTAATAATTACGATTTTAATAAACTTTTTAGTTGACATCCAACTTTAGATAACATATACTAATGACTATATAAGTAGTCATGAGGCATACTTAGGCAACAGTTGCATTAAGCAACACACATAGGCAAAAATTTAGGAGAAAAACTATGGCAACATTGGCAGAAATTCGTGCAAAATTGCAAGAGCAAGAAACAAGTGGCGGACGTGGTTCGCAATCAGGTGGCGACAACGCTATCTTCCCTTTTTGGAATATCCCAGAAAACTCAACAAGTGTACTTCGCTTTTTACCAGATGGTGATGCGAGCAATACTTACTTTTGGCGTGAACGTCAGATGATTCGTTTAGGATTTGCTGGCGTAAAAGGCGACCCAAACAGTCGTGCAGTTACAGTAAACGTTCCATGTAATGAAATGTGGGGACCGACAGGATCATGTCCTGTACTAGCTGAGGTACGTCCTTGGTTTAAAGATCCTGCACTAGAAGATATGGGTCGTAAGTATTGGAAGAAACGTTCATATGTTTTCCAAGGCTTTGTAGCTGAAAGCAGTCTACAAGAAGATACTACTCCGGAGAATCCAATCCGTAGGTTTGTTATCAATCCTAGTATTTTTAATATTATTAAAGGTGCATTAATGGACAGTGACTTCACTGAACTTCCAACAGATACTGAACAAGGTACTGACTTCCGTCTTACTAAGACAACTAAAGGTCAATATGCTGACTACAGTACTAGTAGTTGGGCACGAAGAGAACGTAGCTTGGATAGTAATGAGAGAGCGGCTGTAGAACAATACGGCTTGTTTAATCTCAATGATTATCTTCCTAAGCAACCAAATGAAGAAGAACTTCGTGTTATTGGTGAAATGTTCGAAGCTAGTGTTAATGGCGAAATGTATGATTCAGAACGTTGGGGCAATTATTATCGTCCTGCTGGCGTACAAATTGACACTAGTAATAGTGCTCCAAAAGCAGAAAGTGCAACACCAGCACCTGCTCCAGCACCTACTCCTACACCGCAACCTGCTCCAGTAGCAGAAGCGGCACCTGCACCTGTTACTCCTCCTGAGAAACAAGAAGAAGTAGCGGCGGCAGTAGCGGCAACGGCTCCAGCTGAAGGCGGAGCAAAGCCAAGTGCTCAGGACATTTTAGCGGCAATTAGAAACCGTAGCAATTAATCGAAAATCTAACTAGTAGGCGGCAACTAGTCGCCTACTGTGGCTTTATGGAGAAATAGATGGCAAAACCTTTTGACGTAAGTAAATTCCGCAAAAGTATTACAAAGAGCGTACCTGGGCTCAGTAGCGGATTTAGAGATCCTGATACATGGATCTCAACAGGAAATTATACACTAAACAAACTACTAAGTGGTGACTTTAACAAAGGCATTCCACTAGGTAAAGTAACAGTGTTTGCAGGTGAATCAGGCGCAGGTAAAAGTTTTATCTGTAGTGGTAACCTAATTAGAGAAGCACAAAAGCAAGGTATTTTTTGTGTACTAATTGACAGCGAAAATGCACTAGACGAAGCATGGCTCAAAGCACTTGATGTTGACACCAGTGAAAACGCATTGTTAAAACTAAACGTAGCAATGATTGATGAAGTTGCTAAAGTTATCAGTGAGTTTATGAAAGACTATAAAGCAAGTTATGCTGACAAAGAAGATGAAGATCGTCCTAAAGTATTGTTTGTGATTGATAGTTTAGGCATGATGCTTACTCCTACAGATGTAGATCAATTTACTAAAGGTGATATGAAAGGCGACTTAGGTCGTAAACCTAAAGCACTTACTGCACTTGTAAGAAATTGTGTAAACATGTTTGGTGACTACAACGTAGGACTAGTAGCAACTAACCATACATATGCTTCGCAAGATATGTTTGATCCAGACGATAAGATTAGTGGTGGACAAGGCTTTATCTATGCATCAAGTATTGTTGTTGCTATGCGTAAACTAAAACTTAAAGAAGACGAAGATGGTAATAAGATTAGCGAAGTAAAAGGTATCCGAGCGGCATGTAAGGTTATGAAAACTCGCTTTGCAAAACCATTTGAAAGTGTACAGATTAAGATTCCATACGAGACAGGTATGAATCCATACAGTGGGTTTGTTGACTTGTGTGAGAAACTTGAACTATTAAAGAAAACGGGTAATCGATTGGAGTATACTAGCCCAACTACTGGAGAAGTGCTTACACAATTTCGTAAAGCATGGGAAAGAAACGAAAACGGTTGCTTGGATTTGATTATGACCGAATGGGGTCAAAAAGACCTTCCGGAGGTAAATATCCAAGAACAAGAAGTACAAGATATCTTACCTGAGGAAGAGCCTATACATGAAGATGGATGATGAAGAAATAGCCGCATACGTTGATATGTGGCTATCTCTAAAACCTTATATTAATCCCAAAGACAAAGAATTGGCATGCGAAAAGTTTCTAGCAGTAATCAATGAAAACATTGCTGACTTGAGCGAAGTATGCGATGAATGGTTTGGGCATGATTCAACACTTGACAGAGTAATAAG